GTGTTTTAGTAACACTTTCTAATGGACAAGTTGATACGGTATCAACTAGTTTAGATTTAATAGGTAAAAATTTAAACAACTACGGTGAATATTTTAATAATAACTTGTTGAAATTATTAACAAATTTTGCTTCAACAAACGAAAATAGCCCTAGAAGTCCTAAAATAGGTCAATTATGGTATAATAAAACTTCGGGAAAGCTTGTTGTTTATAATGGTGTTGCATTTGTATCTTCGTACGGTACACATGTTTCTGGAACCCAACCGCTAACAACAAGCACTGGAGATCTTTGGTACGATACTGCTAATAGCCAAATGTTTATTTGGAATGGATCAGGGTATAAATTAATTGCGCCTAGTGTTTCTGGAATTTATGGAAAATTTGGAATTGAACCGCCATCTTCTGCAATTCTTTCAGCAGGAACAAATATTCCTCAGAAGGTAGGAGTAGTTTATTCATACGGTGCTTCTGCTGGTTTTGTTACCAGTAATACTTTTACAATGAATACCGCTTCGTCTGTGATGTACTTGGGAATTAATAGTACTACTAATGTTGTAAATGGGATTACGTTATTCAATGATCTTGATGTTAAAGGTGATTTATATTTAAGAGGAAATGTCAAAAAATCTAATACTACATTATCTTCGGTTTATAATATTACTCCATTTGGAGATACACAAGATGTGAGTGCAAGCACTTCTACAAGAAATTTAAGAATAATTGATGGAAATAATTCTATCAGGTTTGATCTTAAAAAATTATTTCCAGTAGAAACAATTTCTACATTAAGCCAAATAGCTTATTTATTAGGATCTGAAGTCCGTGTATTATGTTCTTTTAATACTACTACCTCTGTACGTCGATTTAAGTTAGAAGAATTAATTCCAGGAAGTCCTAATTGGGAACCTATGAATATCTATTATAATACATGGACGTCAATAAACAACAACATTGTGATTTAAGGATAGGTTATGCCGTATATATTGAATAAAACAAATGGATCTATAGTTGCAACGGTACAAGATGCTGCTTTAGATACAACTACTGATCTAACATTTCTTGGTAGAAATTTTGCTGGATACGGTGAAGTTCAAAACGAAAATTTTTTAAAGCTATTGGAAAATTTTTCTAATACATCTGCACCTACAAAACCTATTGAAGGTCAATTATGGTTTAATAGTAGCACTAAAAAACTAAATGCCTATGATAATTCTAATTGGAAATCTCTAGCAAATTTAGAAGTTAGCTCAACTAATCCTACTAGAACAAAAAATTTTGTAGTTGGTGATTTATGGGTAAACAGTGAGTCTTCTCAACTCCATACTTTTAATGGAACAGAATTTGTCCTTGTAGGACCATTAAGCGGTGATGATATAAAATCTGCATGGAGAGGCGATAGAGAATACAGTGTACTAGAAACGTTAAATACTCCAAAATATAATTTAAAAGCAATTGTAGGAGATCAAAACGAGGTTGTTGTTATTCTTTCAGGCGAATCATATGATTTAGCAAATCCTTCGGGTGCTGCCGTAACTCCAGAATTTCCTGTTTATGAAAATCAAAAAGTAATCAAAAAAGGATTAACACTAGTAGGAGCTAATCAATTTACTGGGGAATCTGCATCAAGCGGAGTTTATTTTTGGGGTTCGGCAGCACATTCACTTAGATCAAATACATCTACTGTTACATCTGGTCTTGTTATTAATGTTAATTCGACAACAAATGCTTCTTTTGCTGTTCCGTTTGTTTCTACTACCGTGACAAATAGTACTGCATTTGTTGACTTGTTGGGATTAACATACAATCCTAGCTTAAAGACCTTGTCTACTACAATCTTTAGTGGAACAGCAACACGATCTTACTATGCAGATTTAGCCGAACGTTACGAAGCGGATCATGAATACGATTACGGTACAGTAGTAGTATTAGGTGGAGAAAAAGAAATAACATTGACACATAAACATGGCGATGTAACTGTAGCAGGTGTTATTTCTAAAAATCCCGGATATATGTTAAACTCTGACGCAGGAAATGATATTACTCATCCATATGTTGCATTAAGCGGTAGAGTATATTGTAAAGTTATAGGAATAGTAAAAAAGGGAGATTTACTGGTAACTAGCTCAATGCCTGGATATGCAGAAATAATGAATATGTCTGATAATCCAAATGCAGTTATAGGAAAATCTTTAGAAAACTTTAATGGACCTAAAGGTTTAATTGAAATATTGGTTTAACATAAATGTATTCTTTATTTTTTAATTTTCCTCTAATTTTATGAATTTGTTCTCCTGTTTTTTTATTGCAATCTCCAATAGAACTATATTCAATACCGTTGGCAATAAATGGTTTATTTTGAGAACCATTATACTTTCCTAAATTATTCTCTCGTAATTTTTGTTTTGTATCTTCAGATAAAGGTCGGGATGCGTTTAATTTAAATTTTTCTTTATTTTCTATCGAATGAGTTTTTCCGTAAAACCCGTTTTTTTCACCAGAATTTGCTTTAGAAATTTTATCCTTTGTTTCTTGAGATAATATTTTTCCTTTATTGCAGTTGCTTATTTTTTTCTTTGTTTCTTCAGTGTGTAACCTTGTTAACGGATCTCGATTAAGTTGAGAATCTCTTATTTTTTGTTTAGCAAGAAACGTGTGTGATTTTCCGTACATGGGATTATTTGTTTCAGACATTGATTTTGATATTTTTAATTTTGTTTCTGTTGAAAGGGGATGTGTTGCATATGGATTAGATCGCCCTTTCATAACTTTACTATGATTTTTTCTTATTTCGTCTCGTCTAGGATTTTTACTAATTGTGTCCCCGCCGTTACCGCCTTCGGCAATGTTATATCCTACTTCAGGATCTCTTGAATTAAAGTATTGTATCCAAAAAATTTCTTTTGAGTCAATTGTCTCTAAATTGCATTCTTCTAAAATTTCTTTTTTAAAATTTTTTCTTCCATATTTTTTAATAGCAAGATTTAATATCTTGCCTGATCCTAAATAATTTATGTTATTTTTTGTATCTTTTCCTATATAAATTTTTCCATTTAGTAAATTAGTTGTTTTATAAATGATCATAATTTAGTTCTTTTGGGCTTCCCACCATGTTTATTTATAACAAACGTACGAATTGCTAAATTTATACGGCCATTGGAGCATTCAATGCAGGGTGACATTGATAATCGATCAGTTTTATATCATCCATTGTAAATTTTGTAATGTTTTTAATATCAGGATTTAACCATAGCTTCGGACTTGGAAATGGTTTCCTGGTTAATTGTTCTGTTACTTGATCTAAATGATTTTTATAGATATGAGCATCACCTAATGAAATTATTAGATCTCCAACTTCAAGATCAGTAGATTGTGCAATCATATGAGTCAACAAGGCATACGATGCAATATTGAACGGAAGACCCAAAAATGTATCTGTACTCCTCATAATCATGTGCAAACTTAATTTTTTATCATTACTTACATAGCATTGAAATAACATATGACAAGGAGGTAAAGCCATTAATTCGAGTTCTCCGGGATTATACGCAGAAACCACGTGTCTTCGGCTATAGGGATCATTTTTAATGCCATTAATTAGTTCTAATAATTGATCGTGGTTTTGCAAAACAACTTTGTTAATTCTAACTAAAGGTCTGCGCCACCTTCTCCATTGCACACCGTAAATTCTTCCAAGGTCTCCCGGATGACGTTGAAGTTTTTTCTTTACCCAATAATCTGCTTTGGCATTGTCTGACCAGATAGTTTTTTTATCAATATATCGTTCACCGTGCAAAATTTCTTTTAGACGATTTTCATCACCGCTACCTTCAATAAACCAAAGTAATTCACTAACAACTGCTTTCCATGCAAGTTTTTTTGTAGTAATTGCAGGGAATCCTTCGGTTAGATCAAACCTTAATTGTAATCCAAATAAACTTTTAGTTCCGATGTTTGTTCGGTCAGGTCTTTCATTTCCATTTTCTAAAATGTCTTTTAGCACATTTAGATAAGAATATTCTTGGTGATTCATATTGTGTATTCTTTTATAGTAAAGTTTATCGGGTCTTTAAATTTTAAAAGTTCTTTAACTTTTTTACAATTATTTTGGACATATGTTAAGTTAAAAAATTTATCACACTGAAAATGTGCATCAATTTCTGTTATATAAAATTTTTTAACGTATGGAAAATATAGGTTGTATATTTCACTTCCGCCTATTATAAAAATCTCTTTATCTGGGTATTCATTGGTACAAAACGCTAATGCAGTATCGGGATTATGAAAAGTGTGATCTGCGGTCGGATAGGGGTGTGTTCTTGATAGAACGACATTAATTCTATTCGGTAAAGGTTTATATTCAAGGCTTTTAAAAGTAGAAGACCCCATGATAACTATACTACTTGTAGTCATATTCTTAAAAAATTTTAAATCATCTTTAAGACGAGGCCAGGGCATAGAATTATTAAATCCTATGCCCTGGTTAAGTTCTACAGCAACGATGCAATTAACCATTAGACGGTTATTGTATCTTTTTTAGATTTTTTCTTCGGAGGGTCAAGCTCGTCTGCTTCTTTACGAAGCCTAGCTGCCTCTTTATATAATGCATCTGCCCTAGAGCGCATTTCTGAAGGTACTAATTGGAATTTGTCTTTGGTTTCAGATGCAGTCTCAACTGTAGGATTTACAGTAGTTTCTACAACTTTTTCTTTCTTTTCAGAAGGGTTGTCTGATACACTTAGATCAGAAACAGCAATTCCTTTTTGCTTTGCAATCAATTCATTTAATTCATTAAGTGGAATTGATGTTTGATTATTTGGAGTCATTAATACCATGGTAGTTGACACTTTTTTAAGATGCCCGTTTGCATGGAGGTATTGAAGCATATTCGATCCGTCAGGAAATTTTCTGACAGACAAAATATCAGCTAATTCGTTTGCTTGTTGTCCTTCGGTGCTTTCGATCAACGCCATTAAAGAATCATGATGTGAGTCAATTAAACCTTGTGTACCTACAACTAAACAATTATGCTGTTCTCCCGGTACTGTCCGATAAGGTACAATTACTCTAGCAGAGTTGTTTTTCATTTTTCCCACATGTTTCATGTGCTTTTCCTTTATTCTGGTTTGTCAGTTTTATTTTTTTCTGTCATTTGTTGATTACCTAATGCATTCACAAATGCATTAAGCTTATCAAAAACTGCACCGACAGAGCTTAGTTCTGTTGCTTGAAACGCACCCCTACGAACAGCTATGTCTAGAACTGATCTTAAATTATTAAGGTCGGCAACAGTTAGCTCAGGTGCTGCTGGCTGTTGAGGTTGTTGAGGTTGTTGAGGTTGTTGATTCTCGTCCATTTTAATTTTCCTTTTTTTGTTTGTGTAAAATATTACAACCCAAAGATAACAAAGTTATTTCTTTTGGGTCTTCTAACCCAATTTCTGTAGATGTAATAACTTTTCTGTTCTCATCTAAATTGTAAGTTGAAATTATTGCATATCTACTATTTAAGTTATATTCAATCCAGTACTCTATTTCTTTGACATTAACTTTTGAGTTAATAGAAATCCTCTTAAAATGTTTTGGAATAAAATTTAATTTTCTAAATTTTAATACATTTAAAGGATTAACTTCACCTTTGTTTAACGCCATAAAATACCTACTTTATTTATAATAAGCCACCTGACCGAAGGGTGGAATTATGGTTTCGTTACCGTGGATAACAAACAACGTTTCACAGTAATTTTCATCACCCCAAGATCCGCAAGGATATCCATCAGTAAACATGATAAACTTTTTCGGAGTAATGTCTTCCCTTTTCATAAATTGATAGTTGGCATCAAAGTCAGTACCACCGCCACCCTTGCATTCGTAGCCTAAAATATCGTCAGCGGTGTCTCCTGTAAAACGGGCATAATTATAAATTTCGGTATCAAAGCACCATAGATCAAGATTAAAGTCTACATATTCGTCCATGATACCCTTGACTTCGCTAATAAAGTCTTTTGCCATAATATCACTAATACTACCACTCATATCAATAGCAACACTTACATCGATAGTTTCTTCATTTAGCATACCGGGTAAAATAGCACCAGAATGTTGGCTCTTACGATTTGGACGACTAAAACTAAAGTTGCTCTTAAGAATGCTTTGAATATTCATACGTAGCAGTTGGCGCCAATCCATTTTCGGTTCAGTATAATCTTTAATCATACGCTGGATACCGGCAGGAGTTTTTCCTGCACCTGCACTTTGCGCCGCAGCAATCATTGCTTCTTTGATTTCGTCTCGGATTTTCTTACGTTCTTCAGAGTTCAACTTAGGACGACCACCGGGCTTGTCATCGCCGTCACCATCGCCGTCACTATCGCCCTCACCCTCACCGTCGAGGTGTTCGTCGAGCAATTCACCTAGTTTACTAATATCGATTTTTTCAGCGTTGTCATAAAGTTCTTGATAAATTTCTTCATAGCTTTTTCCACGATACTTATCGCTTTGGAAAATCTGAAGGAAGTTTGGAACAGTACCGATACGTTCGTCTTTAAGGATCTGATTAACAGCATAGTCGGCTGCAATATTACTTAACGTAGGATCTCTACCTTCACGTCGTCCAAGGTGATCAAATACATTATGTAATACTTCGTGTGCAAATCCGAATTCACATTCTTTAGGAGTAAGCTTATTGACAAAGCCGTTATTGTAATAAAAATTACGACCATCAGTTGCCAGCGTATGGCACCATTCTGATGCATCTATTAAATGCATACGAGTTGCCATATTACCAAAAAATGGATGACGTAAAAGCAGTCCGACACGAGCTGTAATCAGTTTATCGAGAATTTTTGCCTTTTCGGAAGAGTTAAACTCTTTTCCAATCCAATCTTGTTTTTTAGACTTTTCTTGTTTCATTACGCTCATAATAACTCCTATTGTCTATATACAATTATATATTCTTTTTGAATAAAACACAAGTAAAAAAGGCCCTTGCGGGCCCATTTTAACCTTCCATTGCACTAATAATGTACTTACCGTACTTATCGTGGAATCGATCAAAGTTCTCCAACTTTGAGGAATCAAACGGCAATTGATAGTTGGTCAATGCAGTCTTTGCACCCATGACAACGATTTCAGTTGGAAAGTTATCCATCATAAAACCAAAGAAGTTATCTGCCATAGCATCCCAGTTCTTAACCTTCTTGCGATCTGATTCTTGCAGTTCGTAGCACAGGCTAATAGTCAAAGAATACATAGCTGAGATTTCTTTGATATCACACTTACTGACCTTGCCAGAAAGAATGTCTTCGGGATTAGGCATTTGCTTGGCAACCTTACGGTGCGCCATAAATTTAACAGCAAGACCTTCCCCAACTGCTCCAGCAACCAAGTTAGTTAGTGTGCTTTCGCTAACATCGTCGTCATCAAGAAGCTCGCTAACAAAAGACCACGAACGCGGCGTAGCAAAGCTCTTGCTCGAGCTCTTTGGATCAAAATCGTAAAGATCTTGTTTAGCAAAACCAATATAACCAACAACTTGTTCGTGGATGCGATTCTTAACAGCCCACATATGGTAATCGTCGTAATCAACACGAAGTTCAAGGTGCAGGAAACGATTAGCAAGCGGAGCAGGCATGCGATAAGTAACACCCTTATCACTTTCTCTGTTACCGGCTGCAACAATGCTAACGCCCTTGGGCAATTGATAAGCGCCTACACGACGATTGAGAATCAGTTGATAGGCAGCGGCCTGAGTTGCCGGAGCAGCAGAGTTCAATTCGTCAAGGAACAAGATGCTGTCGTCGTCCGGATCGGACGGGAACTCCATAGGAGGTGCCCATTCCATAGAACCCTTAGTAGCATTGTAGAAAGGAATTCCCTTAATATCAGTAGGTTCCCAAAGGCTCAAACGAACATCGATAACACGGCGACCTTCTTCTTCGCCAATTTGTTTAACAATATCACTCTTACCAATACCCGGAGGACCCCACATGAAAACAGGACGATTCTTCTTCATGCATTTACGGATAGCGATCTTTGCTTCGTTAGGGCCAACGGTGCGATTTGCGGTCATCTTTTCAGCCATATTGTGCTCTCTTTCTGTGTGGTTAAGTTATGGAAATATGCTGCGTTGTGTGTATTATTATAAAGCAATTATGAATTATTGTCAATCAAATTTTTTTTTGTTGCAAAATTCTGATATGCTCTATAGTACTTTTGAATATTTCCAGAAAATAACACCAGTTGAACAGCAGGCCGTTCATTAAAAAAGTAAATTTTAGTTTCGGATAAGTAAAATGGGGTACTAAATGTACGATCTAACCATAAAATAAATTTACTATCAAAAGTAATATCACGATCTTCGAGCTTTATTTCGTAATATTTTATATCTGATTTTGATAATAATTCAAACCCTTTGCGGGTTAATTTGTATCCGCCCTTTTCTTTAGTTCTTGGATTTTGCCAAATTGAATGGTATATAGATTTGAAACTTCTTTCATCTGTGGGGTTAATACCTAACTGGTTTATAACGTACTTAGTTATTTCTAATTTTTGATTCATCTGTTATTTTTTCACCGGATGTTAGCTTAAAAACAGAAAAATCAGAAGTATTAAACATTTTATTTAATTTTTCTGCAAGATTAAATGCATGGCCGGAATTTGAAAAAGATACTTTTTTATATTTTGTTATAACTTGCTGCACAATTGAGCTACCTATTTTTAAATTTATAGGTTTATTATTATAAAAAACTGCCCAAATGGCTTCTGATTCTAATACTTGATCTGTTTTAAAGGTTTTCTTATTTGTTATTTCTAATAACACTTTTGGTTTTGGACGACTCATTGTATGCATTCTCCAAAATAGCATACAGTATTTATTTGTTTATTAAAACTTGCCGCCGTCCATTTTTATTTCAATTTTTTCCGGTGATTTAGGTTCCTGCTCATATTTTGCTACTAATCTGGTCATTAGCACACTGAGACTATTTTGCAGTTCTGTTGTTTCTTTTATTGTCAATGTTAGAGTTTTTTGATTACTACGAATTGCTATTCGTGCTTTTTCTAAAAAGTCTTCTATAGCCACTGTGTTAAGTTGTTTCATTTTTATTAACCATATTTAACATAGTCTTCATTTCTTGCTCGGTTTTAAACGGGCCTACAAATTTGTACCGTTCTAAGGTAATTAATTTCGGGCAAAAACTTTTAACCCAACCTTTTCTAAATTTGATAATATAATATCCTGCACAGTATCTGCTTTTGCTTTTTAAGCTTTTTGCAAATAATGGAAGTTTCTTTTTTACATTATAAACATCATCAAATGGTGGTGAACTACAGGGGAAGTTATATATATGAAAAGGTGCGCTATTTGAAGAAAGTTTTTGTTGATTGGTAGGTAACGTAATCTCTATACCAAAATTTTCTCTAATTTCGTCTATACTTTTATACTGTAACTGATTGCCCTTTTTCAAAAAATTATAACCTTTTTTAATTTTAGCAATAGTACCTATCTTTTCGTTTTCAGTCTTTAAAATCCATTCTTTATTTGGAATAAGTGTTTTTGAAATAATCATACATAATACCTCGAATTAAGTGGTTCTGCGTAGCTTTGAATTTGTTCGCTAATTTTTTGTAAATCATATTCTGCACAAAATTTTAATAATCGAACACCTACCTGTGGAATATTTTTAGTCTTGTGTTCTTCTGACTCTATTGTTTCGGAAATAATTTCTTTAATCTTTTCTGGCTGTGCAGTTAAGTCACAAAGAAGTTTATTCCTATTATAATCATCAAGTACACGATGTTCAACTCCATTGTGGTCAGTCCAACGTTGCAGCATCATATTATTCCATGAATAACCTTTGCTATTTTTATCGGCAAAAGCTTCTCGAAGACCGACTTTATTCTTTGTACCTTTCTCTCTTACACCGGGATATGCACTAAAGATATTATCGCTATTATCACCTCGCATACATTTTTCAAAAAGTAGCCATTCGGGATCCGGTGCAGGTTTAACTTCTTTAGTTTTTTTATCAACTACACGTTTACCTTTTTCGTCAAAGTAGCCTTCGTGAGTGGTTGTAACTTGTAGGACGCCGTTGTATTGTTTTACATTTGGTGCAATTAATTGTGCAAAATCACCATCAGTGCTAATAATAATATGATTATCGTGTGGGTGATGTTGTATCCAACCTGCAATTAAATCGTCAGCCTCGAGTTGAGGATGTTGCAAAGTAGTTGAATTAGTTTTGTTAACAATAAAATTTTTAAATTGATCAAATGTTTCCCAAAACACTCGATCTTCTTCTGCTTCGCGAG